GATAGAACGGTGACCTTGTTACCTCCTGCCTGTGTCAGCAGCTCGTTTTCACGCTGCAGCTGCTCCACGTTCTCCTCCCAGTCGCCGCCGCTCATTTCGCGGCTGACCTGCTCGTGGGTCTTGATGGCGTTGTCGATCAGCATGAGGGCGGCTTCTGCCTCCTTCTTGGGGTCAAGGCTGCCCTGCACGGGGCCGATCCAGCGCGCGCCGCACCATGCCTCCCGCACAAGGGGGTCCGTGAAGAAGCCGGGGGCGTTGATGCGCCCCAGAGCGACCGCTTCGGCCAGGAACATCTCATAGACCGGCTGGCAGAAGTCGTCCACAAACCACTTCCGGCGCATTTTGAATGCTTCCCACGCCTCCAACAGCGCGCCTCGGCTTGCGGAATAGGAGCTGTTGAACTCCTTGATCAGCACGTCGTAAGGCAGCTCTAAAGCTGCGCCGACCAGCTTACACAGCGTCTTGACAAAGGTCTCAAAGCCAGCGGTGGGGATGTTCGGATTGCCGAAGTTGACCTTTTCACCGGGGGCGAGGTGCGTCACCGTACCCGGTCCCATCTCGTACTCGTTGTCATCATCGGAGATGTTGTTCGCCACCGGTCCGCCGTCCGCGTTGACCTCGGCGGGGACGCCGGCAATATCTCCTGCGCCGACCTCGTTGAAGGGCGTATCGGAGGGGTCGGTCTCCGTTTCGATCCATGCAGTGAAGAAGCTCTGCACCAGCGCCGCCATCAGCTCGGACTCCGTATAGCGCCGAAGCTGGAGCAGCGGCTCGATGACCTGCGCCAGATAGGGAACGCCGCGGTACTGGTCCGGGCGCTCACTGTCCATGATGTGGAGAATGTTCGGCAGGCCGGTCTTGGCGCCGTAGGCCTCAACACGCTGCCACTTCTGCGGCTCGCTGGTGATCTGGTGCGGGTAGGTGTTGCTGATGTGATAGGCGACCACGCGGCCGTTGCCATCCACCTCCACGCCGTCGTAGACCTTGTGGCCTGCGCCGGGCTTTCCCTCGGGGATCTTGCCCTCCACGAAGCCGCCGATGGTGACACCGCCGCCATATTCGCTTGGCGTGCAGGCGCGGTCCGCCTCCACGATGTGCAGCCGCAGGGTATAGGGGTTTAGTGGTGTTGCCGGGTATCGCTTGACCAGCGCGAACACGTCGCCGCTGAGCAGCCACGACTTCAAGGCGAGCTGCTGCAAACTCTCAAAATTGTTCAGGCCCAGCGCGTCGCAGTTCTGCTTTTTCCCTGCCCACAGCCGGAATTCCATCTCCGCCGCGTGCTGCCACTTCTTCGCCGCCTCCGGGGAGATGCCCAGCACCTCGCGGTCCACGGACGCTTTGAGCGTCAGCCCCGTCCCGATGACCTTGGTGCGGTTGGTATTGATCGCCGCCGTAGCCACCGGCGCGGCCATGTAAAGCATTCGCGCCCTCTGCCGCAGGGTGGCGTTGTTGCGGTTGATGTCCTCATTGGGAGCGCCGCTGTCCGGAACAAATCCCTTGAGCGCCCGCCGCGTCAAGCTGGCCCCGGCTTCGCTGTACCCCTTCGCCTGCGGCGCGGCTGCGCGGCGGCGGTCTTTCTTGTTGCTCAATGCTTATCGCCTCCCGTTTTCGGAATAAAAAACAGGCCGCCCGGCGGCGAAAGGAGCAAACTCCGCCAGGCTGCCTGTGCAAAAAGCCCTTTCGGGCGCTTTGCCGGTATCATTTTCGTGACCTCACGAAAAAGGTCACCAGTCGCGTGGGACGATGCCGAAAGCCTTTCTCGGCTTGCGGCCGTTCAGCTCCGCGAGCAGTTCGTCGACCTTCTTCTCCGCGTCCTCGATCTCGTCCTTCAGATCAGGCAGGTCGAAGCGCGTCAGCTCGCGGTCGTCGATGACATAGCTTTTTACGCCGCCGTCCACAAGAGCCAGATATGCGGCGCGCAGCTTTGAGAGGGCGCTCTGCCAGAAGTCCAGCCGCGCCCGCAGTTCAACTTTATCCATATCGGACACCTCACCAATCGTCGTAGTATTTCTTTCCGCTTCTGCGCTTCGGCCTCTGCTTAGCGGCGGGAGGCGGCATGACAGGCGTTGCAACAGGGGCAGGAGCGCGTTCGCCGCCCGCCTCCTTTAGCCGCCTGTCTATCTCGTCCAGGTTCTTAGGAAGCGCCTTGAACGCCGCCAGCGCATAGTTGCGGCAGTCCAGCGCCTCGTTGCGCTCGTGGCCGGGGATCTTCTTCCACTGCCACGGCTGCTTTTTGTTGGGGTCGTAGACCTTGACCTCGGAGAGCAGCCCCGTGAAGTAGCCGGAGCCGTAGTCATCCCGCTTGGGGAAGTGACAATATTTCGCGCCCGGCGTCTGTACGCGCAGGTTGTCCATGATGACCTCCTTGCCGGAGTCAACACCGATCTGGTATTGCCAGCAGGTGCCGACCGCCGTCTGCTTGATGATGATCTTCTGCTTTTTCGGCGGCGCGGTGTAGGGCTTATCGCTGCCGGGCATACCCTTGATGCAGAACACCTTTTTGCCCAGCCGCGCCCGGCACTGCATACGGACCTCCTGCGTGAAGTGTCCGCCCTCGTCCACAAAGGACATTGACATTTTCAGCCCCACGCCGTTCTCAAAGCGCAGAACGCGGTCAAATACCAGCTCGTCCAGCTGCGCCCATACGGCATCGTCGTCGGGCCGTCCCATGATGATGCCTTTCTCGATGCCCCAGGTCTCCCCAAAGTGACCGTGGCCGACGATCTCGTATTCCATGCGGTCGTCCTGTGTATCGACGCCGGCCGTCAGAACAAGCACGCCCTCCGGCAGCTCGGCCGGGTATTCCTCCCGGCGCGCCATCAGACTGTCCTCGTCCTCCAGGTCTCCGCGATCCTCCCACAGCTCGCCGAAGCAGGTGTTGTAGACGACCTGCATCTTGCGGGTACTGCCGATGGCGTTCAGGTATTTCAGAATGATGGATTCCCAGCTCGCCCACTGGCTGACAAAGGCGTTCAGCCAGAACGAGCGCGTGCCCTGCTCATAGGCGGCGGGGTTGTCCGCCTCCCATCTTGCCGGGGCGCGCTTCATTTCCGCCTCGGTGGAGATGCAGCCGCAGCCGGGGCAGGCATAGCAGACGCTGCGGACCTTGTAGGTCTTTTTCCCCGCGACGATGATCTCGTCGTGCTCAAAGCGGATGTCCGCCCATTGGATCTCGTGATACTCGCCGCAATGAGGGCAGCGGGATTTCCACCGCTCCATCGTGCCGGTCGCGTAGGCGGCTTCGATGGCGCTGGCGTTTTTGACGGTGGGCGTGGACACCTCACCGCTTTTTGCGTTGTAGAATGTCGTCTGCCGCGCCATCGCCAGATCCCACGGGTCGCCCTCGTTACCGGCGGACAGCGCCCAGCGGTCGCGCTCGTCGCCCAGCACATAGCGGATAGGCTTTGACGCCAGAGCGTGGGCCTCGGTGGAGCCGCACATCGTGAGGATGCCTCCGGGGTAGGTCTTTTGCAAAATGGTATTGCCGCTGTCACGGCTCTTGGGGTCACTGACCTTCTTTCGCAGCGTGGGGCAGTCGCGGATCATCGGCGCGATGCGGAGCTTGGAATACTCCTTTGCGTCAATGGTGGTAGGGTGGACAAACAGGATCGAGCCGGGGTCCTGGTCGATCACATAGCCGATGCAGTTATTGAGAAATTCAGACTTGCCGACCTGGGACGCGGCCACCATGACGATGTGCCGTATCTTTGGGTCGGTCCATGCGTTCATCGGCTCGCGGAGATAGGGGGTGCGCTCGGTGCGCCACGGTCCGGGCTCTGCGGCGCTCTCGGCCGACAGGCGGCGATTCTGCTCCGCCCATTCGGTCACGGTCAGGTCGTCCGGCGGGAGCATACCGGCCATCGCCTTGGCGATGACCTTGTTCAGCCGGACGGCGGCGAGCCTACTCGTCATCGCTGTCACGCTCCGACCAGTCGCGCCGATCTCTCACGCGCTCCTCGTATTTCTTGGGGTCGTAGTGATACCCGGCCAGCTCCCGCATGACCTTGCTGACCTCTTTGCGGATAACCTCGGACGCCTCGGCAGGCGTGGACACAGCCGCTACATCGACGGCCAGCCGCCCCGGCAGCGCATTGAGCGCGCCGCGAATGGTGTAGACCAGATCCTCCGTCAGCGCGGCAACGTCCTCCGCACGGTGCATGGTGCCTTTCAGCTCATCGGCCTCCAGCTTGGCGATGGTGGCCTTGGACGCCTTCATCGTCGTCTCCGCCACGCGGCGGGCCTTCTCCAGCTTCTTATCCTCTTCGTCCATCGGACCGTCGGACAGGAACTTAACATACCGCTGGACGGAATCGGCAAGGAGGAAGCGCCCCTTGCTGACCTTTTGCAGCTGACCGTCCTCCGCCATCTGGCGAATACGCCGTCCTGTGATGCCCAGGACGCAGGCCAGCTCTGTCGTGCTTACCTCCGTTTCCTCGGTAATGACATCAATAGCTTCAGACATGGCGCTCCTCCTTCCTTGCGCAGTCCAGCCGGCTTGACTGTCTGCATAAATTGTGATATGGTATCGATAGTGCAAAACCATATCGCCTGAGGGGCGCAAGACCTGACTGTTGCAGCAGCCGGGTCTTTTTTTATGTCCGAATGCGGGACTCACCAGAATTGCACTGGAGCACACAGGCCGGTACCAGCAGCTCTGTGCGAGACCCTTATCCCGCGCGTGGTCTTATATTACATAGGAGGCCTTTATCTGGACTTTCTCCACATTTCCGCAGAGAAAGACGGATAAAGCGATGGGGGATTGCGGCAGGTACCGCCACAGGTGCCGCGCTTGGCACCAAAAGCAACGCCAAAGCGGAACGGAAATGCCAAAATTTTGCCTTGGTAACTACGCTTTTTTCGGGGGCGGCGAGCCCGCGGCGTGTGGGGCGGGGGTCGTCACAGTACCTTTTGCCGTCGTCGCCTGTTGCAACGCATTTCCCCGCCCTCAGCGCGACGATACCAAGAGGGGGAGGGAGCAACACAGCCAGACGCAGATACGCCGCTCTCGTGCGATGTATGCGCCTGGCTGTGGTATTGTGTTATAACTTCGTCAGCAATTCCGCATGGCTATACCCCTTAACGCCCTTGGTCATCATGCCGAGGAAGTCGTCACGCGAGAAATCAGAGAGCCGGAATACTTCTTCGGGTTTCATTCCGAGCTGTTTGCCGATCTCCTGAACGGACTTGCCCTCGTCCAGCAGCCGCTTTACGATGGCTTTCATCGGCTCAAGCAGATGTGTACCACGAGCGCGGTTGTGTGTGACGGTGCCGTAAATATCCTCGGTCGCGTCATCATGCCGCACGATTACCACCGGCACCTTGCCTTTGAGCATGGTGTGCAGCGGCTCCTCTCCGGCCACGGTCCAGCGGTGAAAGCCGTCGATGATGGTGTAGTCGGGACGCACGACGATGGGAAGCGTCCAGCCATTGGTCATGATCGATTGCACCAGCAGTTTCAGATTCTCACGGTTGACCTTGTTGGGGTTGTAGTCATTGGGCTTGAGCTGGTCGCGGTCTACCCATTGTAGGGAGGACAGAGGGGCGAACAGGTCCACATCAGCCATTTGCCTCACCTCCCTTCCGGAAGGACTTGGCGTAGGC